AAAATTAAAGTAACCAATTTTTAATTATGGAAGAAAAAACCGCAGATGAAATCGCAGCAATCTTTGCTGCTGCTGGCGATAGCGTAACTGTTATCGGTACTGCTCAAGCATCTGATGAAACTGATGATGAGTACAAAGACAAGATCAAGCGTAATGTAGAGCATCTTGAAATTATCAAGGCTTACAAAAAGATTGATGATACGACATCTATCTGGACATCTGAAGATTTTACAGCTATAGATAAAGCTATAGTAGATGGTAAGAAAATCTATTCCTAAATACCTATGGCATTAACACAAGTATCAACAGATGGTGTCAAGAATGACGCAATCACAAAAACAAAAATACCAGCAAACCAGATAGAAGCTAGTGAACTGGCAGATAACGCAGTTGACACTAATGCCATAGCAGATCAGGCAGTAGCTTTATCTAAACTTCCACATGGCACATCAAGTAATGATGGTAAGTTTTTACGAGCAAACAACGGAGCAGACCCTAGTTTTGAAACAGTTACAAGCACAACAATAAACAACAACGCAGATAACAGAGTTATTACTGGCTCTGGTACTGCTAATACTTTAAATGGTGAGGCAGGTCTTCTTTTTGATGGAACTAATTTAGGTCTAGGTATAACTCCAGATTCACATAACGCATCAGTTAAAAGTTTACAGATAGGTACTGTAACTAATTTATTTAACGAAACTTCAGATGATTATACAATTTTAGGAAATAATATTTATTTTCATAGTGGAGGAACTAATAAAAGAATAAAAGCACAAGAATGTAGTCGTATAATGATGAACGCTGGTGAATTTGTTTTTGAACGTGCTGGTGCAGATTCGGCAGACTCTAATATAACTTTTACACGACATTTTAAAATTGATGCTAATGGAAATGCTTTTGTAGAAAACCCTTCAGAAGCGAGATTACAAGTTAAAACTCCCTCTAATGGAATAATAGCTCTACGAGCAGATGGAGGTAATACACAACTTGGTACATGGTCAGACCATGATTTAAAAATAGTTCGTAATACAACTATTAAAGCTAGTATTACTGCTAATGGTTTATGTTTTAACTCAGACACCGCAGCAGCCAACGCACTTGACGACTATGAAGAAGGTACATGGACTGCTGCACTATCTGGTGGTACTGTATCTAATACAGGTACTCAATCAGGAAGATCGTTTAAATATACAAAGATAGGTAATGTAGTATATTTCTGTTTTGATTTTTTTCAAGAAAATAATACTATGGCATTAAGTGGCACTGTTAGTATTACTGGATTACCTTTTGGAGCACTCCCTGACCAGTTTCACAATCATGTTAGTGTTGCAGTTTATAAGGGAACTGGAGCAAATATTAATATGAAACATTATGTAAATAATAGTCCTCATATAGTACTAACAGATAATGGCAGTATTACAGGTATCAGACATTTGTGGGGTCAAGGTTTTTATTTTACTTCAACTTAATTAGACCGAGCTACGTCTATAAACTAAGCCTAAACCTGTTTTAATCGGAGATTAATCCTAATGGCATTAGCCGAATCAATCGAATACGACAAGATAGAAGTTGTCGGTCAATATAAAGCGGTACAAGTCCGTAAAGCAACAGTCATCAAAAAAGATGGTGTTGAACTTACAAGATCCTTTGAAAGATATGTACTGCAAGCTGGTACGTTAGATGCTTCAGATAATTTAGTTGATACAGATTTATCAGCAGAACCAACAGAAGTTTCAGCAGTTTGTAACGCAGTTTGGACTTCTGATGTCAAAAACGCTTTTAAAGCTAAACTAGTTGCAGACAAAAAAATCTAACAAATGCACAAACCTACAACTGAAGAACTTCAAACTGAACTACAAGAAGTAGTTAAAAAGCACAACGATGCTCTAGAAATTCAAAACCAATGTAAAACTAGGTTTACTGAAATCCAAGCAATTTTAAAAGACAGAGCTAGTTGTGAGGAAGTAACTGAAGAAGGCTAGTGGAAAAGCCTTTAATTAACATACCTTCAAGTGGTTCTATATTTATTCCTGGAAAGGTATCTTTTGAATTGCCTTTGGTAACTCCAGCTTCTCACGATCCATTTCTAATTCCTTCAAAGGAACAGATGGAGTCAGCCCTTCAGGAAGAGAAGGTGAAAGAGTCCGAAGAATCAAAAGACGATTTAAATTCAACGGAAATAGGACCACAAGTAAAACCACCGTCAATACCGACAAACCTGCCGAAACCCAAAGAAAACGTAACATCAGAAGAAGTATTAGCTACATTCACTATACCTTTGTTAGGTATGGAAATGGCAATTCCAACACCTGAAGTTGTTACAACGAGTGTTGTAGCTGCTGGTACAGCTTCTTTAATTACGGTGGCAGGTGGTATGGCGACTCAAACTGCTGTTAATTATTTAAAGAAAATATTCAAAAAAATCTTTACTAAGGTTTTAAAGAAGGAAGTGAAAGAGATTCAAAAGACTTCTGATTCTTCTTCACATAACTCGAAATAGATATTATGTCTCCACATAAACCAAACATAGGACTTTTAGGATTTATCATATAACCTTGTGAATATAATTTTGCACATTGGTTAAATCTTATAAGCTCTCTGTCGTAGTTAACTTTTAAATTTTCAGCCTCAGACCGCTTTATATTCCTCTGTACAAGCTCTAAACAGCTTTTATGATACTTTGCACCTAAAGGAACCATCCAGCTTATCTGAAAGCCCCATCCTTGACTTATAGAGTATGCTTCTGATTGAGAATCATTACCAGTATAAAATGGTGTAAAACTCATACTAGGAGTTGAGCATACAATATTACGTCCGTAATAATTTTTGCTTGTTGCTCCTTGGTTTATTTGCATATTTTGATTAATGATGCTGGAATTACCAACAGCATTAGGAGCTGCTATAGATTGATTACCTTCTTCTTCTGCTTTTACTGGATTCCCTATTGAGAGAAGACAGATAAGGAAGTAATAGTAGAAGTTGTTGTGATATTTTCTGAAATATCGTGTTGCTCTACTAATCCAGCAGCTCTGGTTGTAATGTTTAGTGACCACGGTACTGTTGCATCACTTACAGTATAAGTCGTATCGGACGCAGTAATAGATGCACTAGGAGTTACGTTAGTACCTTCCCATGTGCTTACAGTAGATCCATATACCTGGATTTGGTGAGTACGGGTTATTGTCTGAGTAGTATTATTAGTTGAGTTACTACTACCTGTAGTGAATGCAGGTGTTATTTGGTTAGCTAATACTGCATTAGGTATTAATAATGCTATTAATAATAATTTTTTCATTGTTTAGTTTCCCTTGATTTAGAATTACCACCACTTCTACCATTACCAATGGACAAACCAAGCGAGGCAGTTGATGCTGAAAACACACTTGCGATAAAAGTTGGATCAAAATCCAAAATCTTTTTACCATCAGGCTTTTCGTAGTATGAAACGGTTAATAAAAGTCCAGACCACAATAAAATTGTGATTTTTACTGCATCATGCAGCCACTCTCTTTTATTTTCTTCTTGTTCCATTGTTAAATCCTGGATGTTTGATTTCTATAAACCAATCCTTCTCTCCAAATTTACCATTTTCTACGACAATTGGCTGTGTAGTTTGCTCCAATTTATCCATTTGTTTATGGTAATTTTTAATTTCACTAGTAATATTAGCCTTAGTTTTTATTTCTCTATACCAAGCTATAATTAAATCTATGTAATATTTAATTAGTTTTTTAAAAAATAATGCCATTTGTAAGTGAAAAACAAAAGAAGTATCTCTATGCTAACAAACCTAACGTAGCTGCAAAATTTGCAAAAGATTCAAAAAATGCAAAAATAAAGAAAGGTTATAAACTAAAACCATGAGTGAATTTGAAGACGCAAAAAAGTCAGAAGCTTTTTTCAAAGAATACAAAAGAAAATTGCAATGGCGTATGCAATTAAAAAAGATTAGAGAAGAACAAGAAAAACAAAATAATAGAGGTATAGAACCAGCACCTAAAAAAGGAGGTTAATTATGTTTGGTTATAAGAAAAAGAAAAAAGAGAAAAAAGTAGATATTACTACAAAACAGAAAAGAGGTAGTCACATAAATCTAATTAATTACTATAATAGTTCAGGTGAAATGGGTAAAAAACCCGATCATTGGACGGATAAAGACGTTTCCGATTACATTCAAAACCACGCTAACTAATCATGCTTGTATTACTCAAACCAATTTTAATGAAGTTTGCCACTTCAGATTCTGTAAAATCTTTAATTGTGCAACTTCTTAAAAAATTAGCTTCTACCACAGATAATAGTGTGGACGACAAAGCTGTAGAATTTATTGAGAAAAGTTTATTCCCAGAAAAAGATGGCTAGAAGAAAACTACAAGGAATGGCATCTGAGGATGAGCTACAAGCTCTCCATAGGTTAGTTGCTACTAAATTAGTAGATCAACTAAATAGAGAGGATGTAAAGGCTTCTGACCTTGCTAACGCTATTAAATTCCTTAAAGATCAAGGTATTACCTTAGACAAGAATGGAGATGTTTCAGCAATAACTGAAATGATTTCTTCACTTCCTGATATTGATATGTCTAAAGTAAAGTCCTATATTAATGCATAAGAAGAGTTTTTCTTTTTAATGCAAAAATCATTAACCCTGGCATGACACATTCACCTCATGTTGGGGTTTTTGTGTTTTCTACGCCAGAGGATATTATGGCAAATTTACAAGCCCTACAATCACAAGATGCTATTAAACAATGGAGACAATCAATTAAAGAAGCTTTTAATTTTCAATGTGCTTACTGTGGTACAAAAAGTTTTAACTTAACACTAGATCATGTACAACCTAAAACTAAAGGAGGAGAAAATTTGTCAACTAATATTGTTCCAGCTTGTATAGCTTGTAATCAAGCAAAAGGTAGTCATAATTGGAAAGTGTGGTATCGTACACATACTCGTTATTGTATAGAAAGAGAGCAATTTATTAACAACTGGATTAGTGCCTGATAAACATCAACAGATTATAAAAGAAGCTATAGATAGTTTTCCTGTATTTGCTACGCATTTATGGCATTTTTTAAGGTTACCTAGTCCTACACCTGTTCAGTATCAATTAGCTGATTACCTGCAAAATGGTCCTAACAGAAGAATTATCATGGCATATAGAGGTTGTGGTAAGAGCTTCTTAACTGCTGGCTATGTGCTCTGGAGGCTGCGTAAAAACCCAGATACTAAAGTATTGGTCATATCAGCAGCACAAGACCGTGCAGACGCTTTTAGCGTGTTCTGCCATGACTTACTTAGAAACTGGTTTATGGTTAAGGATTTATTTCCTAGCGACACTCAAAGATTTTCTAAGGTAGCTTTTGATGTTTATGGTTCTAAACCTGATCAAAGTCCTTCAGTACGGTCAAGTGGTATTTTTGGACAAATAACTGGTTCCAGAGCTGATTTAATCGTAGCTGATGACGTAGAAACACCTCAAAGTTGTGAAACTCAACTTATAAGAGACAAACTTAGAGAATCTATTAAAGAATTTGACTCAATTATTAAACCTGGAGGTCAAATAGTCTTTCTTGGTACTCCTCACACACAAGACAGTATTTATGGAAAGTTAGAACTAGCTGGTTACACTCCCAGAATATGGACAGCTTTATACCCAACAGCTAGAAAACGTAAAGACTATTATCAACATCGACTAGCCCCTAAAATAGCTTCTGATTTAGATAAAGATGCTAGTTTAGCTGGTCATCCTGTAGATCCAGAAAGATTTAACTGGGAAGAACTAGAGGCTCGTAAAGAATCAATAGGTAGGTCTACTTTTAATCTTCAA